CCCTTCCATGCCATACCGCCGCCGTAAACTGAAGCTGGATCCCGTCCTGCTGAACCTCCACCGCCCCCATACGAAATTGGAACTTCTTCTGGTGGAGCAGGAGAATCTAATGGAAGTGAGATTGGGAAGCCTTCATCAATGATGGTAGGTGTTACTGAGATAACGGCTGGCACACCTAAAGCACCGCCCACACTTTCAATCTTAATTGGTTTCAAATTCCATTCTTGTTCAATGAAGATTGGTGGTCTTGGTCTAACCTTTTCTACCTTTGGTGGTTCAGGTGGTGGAGGAGGAGGTGAATCTGGTCCAATCAACACTGGTACTGGAACCATGATTTCAACAATTCTTTCCACTTCCTTAACTACTTCTTCACGAACAGTAACCGTGTTGTATACCACTTCTGTGTTGTAATGATTGATGACTTGTGGTTGTGTTCTATGTTCAAACCATACATCTTCAGCAGGAATTAATCCAATGCTACCTTCATAACCATACACAACATTGTTAGTTACTGATACCGATTCTGATGCATATGGGTTCGTAGAAAACACGCTATGTTCATAAGGTAGTGTGGCAATTTCTCCTTCAGCAGGATAACTTACTAAATCTGGGCGGAAATCTGTTGCCAAAATAGCAGTTGTCATACCTGTGTAGGTAATTAATCCTGTGGTGCTTGTGGTAGTTCCAGTCACGGTGTATGCTGTATTAGCTACAAATGTTCCAGTGCAATTCACGAGATATAAACGAATCCACTTGTAGTTTCCACCACGTGCAATTTCCACACGATGTTCTACTTCACCTGTTGCTCCAGATGTTGCTTGATTTACTGTTTCACCAACACCGAAATTTGTGGCACCCACGGTCTGACGAACAACAATTTGTGCATCTGTTGGTGCAAGAAGCACACTACTTGTGCTAGCCACTTCTAAATCAATTGGGTCAGCATCTAAACGAGGAGACAACAACCCTTGATAAATTAAACAATTATTCGTTTCATTGTTAAGATTAATCTTATCATTTCTATCAAATGAATCAACCAAGACACCGTTCTTGAAACGTTCTTCACCTGTATCATTATATATCAATGTGTTAATTGTCTTTTGTTCCAAGAATGAAAGTTTTGTGAATTCTTCCAACTTACCTAAACGCTTTTCAATAACACCGATGTCTGCCATGGTGTATCGACGTTGTAAATCTGCCTTGCTGAAGCTAGATGCGTTGGTTGGACGACCTGCCAATTTGGCAGCCTTGGGTGATAAAGCTGGGAATGGAGGAAGTTCTAGAACACCTAAGTCCATACAGTTGGTAGGTAATTTTGGAACTAATGGTTGTTCAGAAGCCAAGCCTTCAATGACGGTGAAGTTACCATCGGCATCCAATACCACACGGTCTGTTCGTGGAAGATTCCATTCAATGTCTGTTGCAAATTCTTCTTGTGGGTGTGGAATATAGAACGGTGTGAATCCTGTAAATGCTTTAGTTGATGATGTGTATCCTATAGGATTGATGTTGGATGATGTCAATGTAGTTGTGGATGTTGCCACATTGGCAACAGTGACACGGAAATCCAACACATCACGCATTTCATATTTCTTACCATTGGTTGCCATATAAACAGGCATTTGATGCCAATCAATTTGAACAGATGTTGGGCTATCACCTTGTGCTGGCAATGGATAGGAATCCACATTGAAGAAAGCACCTGCACTATGGACAAAGTGATCCAGTTGAATTACATATCTACGTTCTTCTAGGAATCCGCCTTCAATGGTTCCTAGATTGTAATGACTGTCTGTTTGACCGTTTTTAATTTTAAATTGTCCAGTGTAATCATCGCCTGAAGATGCGATAGTTGCCCAACTAGTTTCTACATCACCTGCTTTCACAAAATCAATACCATAGATGTCATACAATCCTAGAGATGCAGGTGTTGTGAATTTCTTGGCTATCACATCCCAATTAGGATGCACCACCTTTAAAGGAGTAGCACTAGTCATGGTGCCACCTGAATCTGGGTCTACAGCAGCATTTGCAGATAATGTAATGACTGGACCAGTGGCAGTACCGGTGTTTTGTGGGGTCACAGAACTTACTGTTCCCACCAATTGATTATCATTTCTATAAATTTTACTACCTACTGGACAATCTTCTGAAGTGATGTCTTTACCTAAGGTATAAGAAAATTGAATTGCAGGACTTGCTGTGCTGCCTGAAGCAGTCAGATAAGTTCCTGAACTGATGTAGCCTAATTTTTTACTTGTTTGGATACGAACATAACGATTAGTACTCAACGTTTTGCTTCTTGGTGACACATCGGTACGCACCACAGAAGCCAACACAGAAACAGTTTTACCTGAATCTAAACTTCCAGGGGTGTAGATGTTTAAGGTCAATGTGTTGGTGCCAGGTGTTACAGTAGCATTGGCACCCACCATGTTGATAACTTGTCCTTTCTTATATCTAGTGGTTGCGCCTGATCCACTTGTGATGTCAACTTCAGCAACCACGACTAGTTCTGCAAGAACTGTGGCATTGTTTGATGCAGTAAAGGCAAATGTTTCATCACCAGACACACTAACAGTAACAACACCATTAGTACCTACAGAGGTAGAACTGAATAATTTTCTATAGGCAAATGAATTGTCTAACGTGCTAGGTTCAAGAGTCTTTACGTAATTATAAGTTGTTGGGATGATGTATGGTGAGAAAGAAGATTCTTGTAACACTGCAGGTGCAGTGGCAATGTCTGCATGAAAATCTGCTGAACCATCGTAATATAATCCCAGAACATCAGAAAAAGTTCCTGATGTCATTTCAATGTCATACAAATATACACGATATGTAGCTGAGGCAGAACCTGAAGTACCAGAAATGTATTCTATGGTGGCAATTCTTGCAGTTCCAATTTGTGAACCTGGTGCCGAAGCATTGGAATATGTGGTAGCTGTAACAGCTCCAGCAGCTGCACTACGTAAAGATATCAATGAACCGTTAGAAGGCATTGGGCCAGCCATTTCATCAACAACAACATAATTACCGTATGCTGTAGATAAACGAATACCTGTTCGTGAGTTGGTGTCTGTTGGCTTGTTTACATCAAGATATTTCGTGGCAAACAATTCATATTCAAATCCTCGAACATATGCTTTACCTGGTTCTACACCTAAAGCAAGTTTACCGTTATCTCCACCTTGTGCAACCGTGTATACACCATCTGTATCACTATCAACTAAATGTTCACGGATATGATAATTAAATGGACGAACTACATAATCACCTGATTCATCGTATGTTCTACGAGCTAATGTTTTATTTAATTCGGCATATTGAGTTCTATCATAACGGCGACTAATAGCACCAGCGTTAACTTCATATAGAATGAAGAATCCTTCCACAATTTCATTGATGGGATATGCTACAAGTGTTGTAGAAATTTTAAACCGGTCGGCACCAGGAGCTGTATAGTTGAATGCACCTTGTGCAGGATCCAACAAAGTTTCATCATCATCTGATGTGATGATTTCTTCATTCACCAAGAATCCTACTTTCTTGCTTGGTGTTTCGCTATATTTTTCTAATACAATGGTTTGAGAATAGTGACGGATAAAATATCCATTAGCATATACAATGCCGTCACCTACAGAGAACAATGATCCTTTTGTAACAGGTGTTTGTGAAGCATCAGCAACAATGATTGTGATGTTTTCATCATCTGATTGTGTAAGAACTTCATCAGCCGCAAATGTTTCTGTGGTTCCTGAATCACCTTGTGAAATGTATTGCAAGAACAAGGCCTTATATGTAGTGGTTTCACTACCTGTGGCAACTTTTTTCACAACAGCTTGTACGTTATCATCAGCACCTACTAATATTTTTCCTTCCAAGGCCAATAATGCTTCATCAGTGATTTCTTGGCCGGCGGTGTCTGTGTCAAGAATTTTCACAACATCAACACCAAAATTTGTTGATTCTGGGCAACCAGAAATTACAGAACCTTCCTTGAAGATGTTGTCACCAAAACGTTTAATTTGGTCTTGAAGGACTGTTTGTAACTGAGTTAGTTCACGTGCTTGAACAGCATATCCAGGCTTGAATAAAACTCTGTGAAAGTTTTTATTCAAATCAAAATCATCATAGTATGGATAGGTGTTGAGATTGAGCTTGGCCATGTGTTATTAGAAGTTGATATACAGTTTGAATGTTTCTGTTTGTTCAGTTTGTCGAACAAGAGGTGCAATGTTATTATAGTAAATAACTTCACCTGCGCGTTGAGAAATTTCTGGTTCTACCAAAGAAGTGATGATTAATCCTGATTCACCTGTTGTTACATTTTCCAGAACGGATTCTTCATTGATATTATTTATCACAGGGAGCAGATAAACTGTTTCTTCTTTGACATATGCCACTAGATATTTTCCGTTACTATCTGTAGTAATAATGTCATCAAGATTATACCGTGTGCCGTCTGGTACTTCCATCACATAACATGCATTTCCAGTGTTAGCTGAAAACAATGTTTCATTGTCAAATGTCTTGATGTTTTTAATGATACCGTATTGACGGAAATCATTTTCCAAGAAAAAGTCTTCCAAGAAATCTTCAATGTTCACAGTGATACCTAGTGTTGTAGAGAACAATTCTTGGGGTACATTGGAGCCATGTCCTCCTTGTGGAGAAATCACAGCACGCAATTCAGCATTTGAACCGTCACCATTAACTGTGAGTTCTGCGAATGTATATCCAGTACCACGGTCTGTGATGGATACTCCTGTGATTTCACCATCTACAACAGTAAGGTTGGCGGCAGCTCCACTACCATCTCCATTGATTGTAACAGAGGTGTTGGATTGAAGATAACCAGTTCCCCCATCCACAATTTCAATGAAATCAATTTGTCCATTCGTGGCAACAGCATATCCAGCAACATTTTGATTGATGATGTTTGGAAGGTCTGTAGTTTCAATTGTTACAGAACCTGTGGCTCCTGTTCCTCCGCCACCTAGTATCAACACAAAGGCAAAACTATATCCAGAACCACCGTTGGTTAAATTCAATTCGGTAACTAAACCACTAGATGTTGTGGCGGTAGCTTCAGCACCAACACCATCACCGACAATGATGACTGTGGGTGTGGTTGCATATCCAGATCCTTGTGCGTCTAGAATAATTTCACTAATGGTGCCATTATGGTCAAATCGTGTGGATGTTCCATAAAACTTCACAGGGATGAATCCAGAAGTTAGAAACTTCACACGGTCGGCAGCAGGTACTTCATACAATAATTGCCAGATGTAACCATCAGATAATGTCTTGGGACCAACTTCAGAGAAACTAGGTTTCACAGTAGATGGATTTCCATTATTGTTATTAAGACACTTATAGATTCTGAAGTTTTCTTCATTGAAAATATAGAAATCTTCTTCAGACATATCTATTGTGTCATCGTATTGAACGTAGATGGTATCTGTTTCCCAATCAATTCTTCTAACCATTAAAGTTACATCGCTTGGATTCACTTTTTTAACACCCAAGATGTTTCTCTTGATGGAGGAGTCATCAGCACGAGCATCAACAGGAGTTGGAGCAGTGGGTTCATTGGCCCATTCTGTTGGTCGTGCTAGAAACACATAGAAGTAATCATGTGGGTTGGGATAGTTTGTGATAGTGAATGTGTTGATGGTGACCGTTTGGTCTAGCGGACCAGTTAATGTTGTGTCACCTAATCCAAAAGCAGGTGTGATGTTGATGGCTGTTCCTGCTTGTGCATTCACCAATGTTGTAGCCAACTTAATGACGTTGGCTGATACTTTAATGATGAAGTAATTGGTGGCATCAGTTAAAGTGGAAATGCTGCCAGTGCCTTCAGCAAAAGTAACTTCTTGTCCAGTCACAAATCCATGAGAGGCAAGATACAAGGTGTTATCAATTTTCAAAAAAGCTTGATAGCTGTTTCCAGTACCAGTTAAATTTATTGCTGACCCACCAGAGGTCAATGATAATTGAAAGGTATCTGTTGCTGCGTTCACAACATAATATTCAGTGCCGTTGGTAAGATTTCCAATGGCGGTTCCTCCATTGGAATAATATGTTACAATATCACCGGTTACAAATCCATGATTCACTGATGTTATGGTTTCTGTGCCGGTATCAACACCTGTAGTTGATACATTGATGCCATGTAAATTTACTAATTGTTCATCTACTACAGCACCTTCAATGTATTCTTCCGCCAACACCAACTGAAATGCTGAACCTGATGGTGAACCAGCTAAGTTGATGGCTGTCGGTGAAGATGCAATGGCATAGGCTCTGCTAGTAGCTAATTTAATGGTGTCATCATCTATCACAATGATGTAATAGGACACGGCATTCACCACATTGGTTATCCCTGTCGTGGCTCCGTTTTCAAAAAATATTACTTCATCACCTTCATTGAAGTTATGATCCACATATGTGATGGTATCAGCACTAGTATCTACATCTGCATCTGAAAACTCAATGCCGCGGATGGTCATAGTTGTTACTTCTTCACCTGTGGGAGTAAGAAGTTCTATACTAGTACCATCCGTGGCAATGTAGTCATCAGTCAATACTTTATCACCATCCACATACACCTCGATTCTACCTGGTGTATAGGACAATGTTTTACCTTTGATATCTTCACCAGAGAATGTGGTATCTCCAGCAGTTGCCGAATAGGTATACATTGTGGTGTCCAAAGTGTTAAGAGTGTTCAACTCTCCACTGGGAACATTCAAAGTATTTACAATATCACGGTGAAAACTGCGTGCTAGTTCCGTCCGGAACCTAATCGGCAATAAAGCTGGCATTAGTTTTTAATTATGAAAGTGTGACAGTCCAAGTAATGGTCATAGCGTCAGATGCACCCTTGTTCACTACTGAGAACACAGTGCGGCACAACATGGTACCTGATGATGAAGCATTGAAGATACCTGCTTCTGTCAATGCACCTGTACCTGTGCCTGCAGGGAATGTGCAAACATATTGCACTGAGTCATTGGTGGTTGAAGATGTGGTTTGTGTTGATGATGTCAATGCAGTACGTGAGCTTGCCACAGCAGAAACAAGCGCAGTTTGAGCTGCAGCTGCAGCTGTTGTTGAAGTACCCACTTCCATGTGTGACATTACGTTTGAAGCTGTACCAATCATACGTGATGTGATGTAACCCTTACCCACGGTTACCACTAAGTTGTCAACTGTCTTTTCTTCCTTGACTACACCATTTTCATCATGAAGTACGATAGTCAACTTACCGGTTGCTTTGATTAATTCTTCCATTTTTTCCTCTGGTTGGTTTGTGTTGATGAAACTACTAATCAATACTAGTATTTATACAAAATTTATAAACTATATCCAGTTCCTACATAATCCCCTGCTACATATGGAGATGCTGAGTATCTACCATTCACAAAATAGCTGTCAACCCAGATGGAGCCGCCTGCATCAGTGATGGTTTGTGTGTCAGTTGCCACCTTGCTGACAGACAATGCTGTATTATCTGCATTGGTTACCGTGTCAGTTGCCACTTCACTTATACTCAAAACTGCCGTGTCTGAGAGTGTCAAGTCATCTTGGAAATCACTTGTAGCGTCATTGTTTTGATTGAAGTTGATGGCAAGATTGTCTGACAAAGTAAGCGTGTCAGTTACAGCATCACTGAAGTTGAACGTGATACCATCTGTGTTGGCTTGTGTATCAGTAAATACTATATTTGAAGATAGAACTGCTGTATCAGATAATGTTAAATCTTCTTGAAGGTCAGATGTAGCATCATTTAATTGATTGAAATTAATGATGAGCGTGTCAGACAATGAGGTGTTGTCAGATGCACCTAAATTGTTATTGAACACCACAGCGTCTGAATTACTTATACTATCGGTATACACAGAATTAATTGACAACACTGCCGTATCGGTGTTAGCTTGACTATCACTTAAATCTACAGGAATCACCAAAATAACATCTGCCACATCTGATGTGGTAACATTTTCTGTATATGAATTAGATATATTTAATACTGTAGCATCTGTGTTAGTTTGTGTATCTGTCAATGAATTTAAAGATACATTGAAAGAAATGGCTTCATTGTTGCTAACAGATTCCGTTTTACCAAGAGATGTGTTTATGGTGTTAATACCATCTGTATTGGCTTGTGTATCAGTAAACACTACACTTGTGGAAAATACTGTTGTGTCTGCTAAACTTAAATCTTCTTGAAGGTCAGATGTGGCATCATTTAATTGATTGAAATTGTTAACTGCTGTATCAGAAATTGTCACGGTATCTGTAAACACATAATTCATGGAAAGTGCAGTAGTATCTGATAATGTGGAACTATCAGTTAATACATCACTAATATCTTTAGCAATTGTTTCAGAAGTTACAACAGTTTCAGTGTATACAGGATTTATTGTTAGAATTGCCGAGTCAGTATTGGCCTGTGTGTCTGTAACTTGTTTGCTTGTTGAAAGTGTGGCTGAATCTGTATTGGCTTGTGTATCTGTGACCGCATCATCTATAGTTTTCACAATTGCATCAGTATTGGCTTGCGTATCAGATAGAACGGTGCTTATATTTTTAGCTACTGTTTCTGATGTTGTTGTGGTGTCAGTAGCTGTCTTACCAACATTTCGTGCTACTGTTTCTGATGTTGTTACATTATCGGTGGCTGATACAAAGTATTCAATATAGGCATTAACACTATCAGTTGCTGTTACACTATCCGTTAAACGTTTGCTGATGGTTTTACTTGGTTCATCAGATACAGTAACAGTTTCTTCTAATGCTCTAAATGGTAAATCTTCAACATTTATTTGATTGAAATCTTCTGTGACTATTGCTTCAGGAGGTGTTAGGTCACCAGTAAGCAACAAGTTGGAGAACATCTTGAAGCCTGCTGGATGTGAACTCTTTAGATATGTGCTCTTCCAGTTAGATAATTGTTCTGTGGTTTCAATGACATAGGAATATGGTTGATAGTAATCATTGTCTTGAAGTTTAATAATATCCGACAAGAACCCTGCGTTATCCACATATTCACCTGGTGCATGATAGATGTGACCTGTGGCAAATGTGATGGCGGCAGTTGAAGAACCTGAACGACCATTATTGAAGTCCACGGTGAAGGTTTTCACAGGTGTGTATCCTGTGGAAATGTTCACTTCAAACACAGCTCCAGTTCCTGAACCTGAGGCTGTTAATGTTGTTAAAGGAAGCCCGGTTGAGGGATTGATTTCCTTGCTGTAGTTAGAACCTCCGTTCACCACAGTAACTTGTGTGATTTTGCCACCAGATACTAACACACGGAATTCTGCTCCTGAACCGTCACCAACAAGATTCACGGCAGTGGCACCCACAGCATATCCAGAGCCACCGTCCAAGATGGTGACAGATTCAATTACACCAGTCTTACGAACCAAGAACTTCTCACCGCTATCCACGATGGACAACAACTTAATTTTACCGCGGGTAGGAGCAGATGCATAATCACCGAACAATGTGTAATCTTCAAGGAAGTATTGTTCAGCAAATGTGTTTTCTGTTTTAACTACACGAACAATGGCGTTGTTTTGTAGCAGTTCATAAGCATAAGCTGCAGATCCAGTTGTTACTTCCGTGTAATCACCAGCAAAATATAACCCTTCTAGACCTGTTTCAGAAACGAAATAGGTGTCATCACGACGGAATCTGCTACCTGGTTCATCAACACTTAAAACAGAAGTTAACTGCTTAGAGATGGTACCATATGTAGTAGTTTCATCTCCAACATATTGCACATACACGTGCGTGTCAAAGTTACCTAAACTAGCTGCTAAAGAGGTGTCTGCAGAAATGTCATCTGGAAATTGATAATTGGGATTGATATCAACTTCAAGTTGAAAGATGTTTGGACGAGAAGTTTCATACACATCTAAACAGCGTGTTGTGGTGGTACGTGTAAAATTTCCCGCACCTTCAATGTATTCCAAATAATATAATGTGACAACCTTTTCCTTCAATTCATAAATGTTTTCGCTGGGAAAGTTTGTAGTATCAACTTTGATGAAACGTTTTCTGCTCCATCGACCATCTGAAGCACGAAGAAGATAATCACCAGGATATTTTACTGTAGCTGTGTCATTAAACATGAAACGGAAAAACATTTCCGTAGATGTTTCTGAACCTTTGGCTTCGTAGTATTGATTGATGTATTTAATTAAACGACGATTATCAATGATAGTGTCGCTTGGCATATCATAGGTGTACTGATTTCTGAAATATGGAATAAACACATCCAATGTTTCATCAATATCTGTCCAATCCATGTTGTTAAGCAATACATCATGTGCTTCACCTTGATTTTCTAGAAACTTATAATAGTGTTCTAGGAAGGTGACAAATTGCGGGTATTCAACCCGAACAAACTCAGGAATTTGTCCTGATATTAAATGATGCAGCTTTCTTTTAATGGACATTATACTTCAGTATATGGGCGACAAGTAATTATTAAACCAGCTGATACGTTTGCTGCTGAGTTACTATTGCTATCATCTAAAGTTAAAATGCTATTTCGTGAAGGCAATGCTGCCACAGAAAATGTGGAAACATCTGAAGTTCTTACTACGCTGCTTGTGATGTTTTGATATAATGGTTGTGGACGAACTGTTAAATATAATTCATTAAGATTGCCGATATATCCGGACACAATTACGTTTTGTAGTGTGACCAAACCTGCGTTATAATGCACAGTTCCTACTGTGACAATAGGTAATTTTGTGGCGGCATTAACAAACTTAATGGTGCCATATCCTTCATCATTGGCTACAGCGTCATCACTAAAATCTTGTAAATATCCTTCATATGTTAATCCACTAATTGTAGTTCTGAAGTTGCTGCTTCTGAATGTTTCTGGATCAATTGCTGTCAAGAAATTCAATACTTTAGAATATCCTGATGTGGTGCTTACACCCACAGCAATTCTTTTTTGTAAACGAAGTTTAAATACAGAACTTACAATAGAAGTATTTGTGGTTTTTACTACTTCTGATAATTTAGATATGAAGAAAGTTTTGTCTAAAGTTCCTAGTTCAGTATCAAAATAATTTTCAATTTCACTTTTCACTAACACAGACAAGTCTGAAGGTTTCAAGTTGGTAAGTTTTGTATTGTAATTCACAACACCTTCAAGACCAAGATACACATATTCTGGATCCACAAATTCATGTTTGATGCTCATCACACTTCTTGGACGCAAAATAGTTTCTTTAATGTAATCTTTATCTGCAGTAGTGATAACAGAATTTGTTACTGGATCAATGGAAATGAACACTGACCCGTACACAGGAGGATCATTTTCTTCTCCTCCCCATACCGTTACTTCTCTAGCCTTTGTGAAGTTTTGTTTAATCAATGTTCTGTAATCTTCTGCTGTGACTGCACGATTTCTGTTAGCATTGAATTTAGGTGCATTGAAACGAATGCTATCAATACTTTCCCGTGATGCACCACCAGATGAAGGTTGATTAATAGTGATATCAACTTGGTCTTCTCCATCAATATCACCAACCAAAGTAAACACACGTGCGCCATTGGCAGCACTTCCTTCAGAAACAATATATGTGATGGTGACAATGTTTCCAGCGGTTAACTTTGCACCTACATTGTCATCACCAAAAATAACTTGATATTGTCCTGCATTGTTTTCTTCTATCCAAAACACTTTACTTGTGTTGGTGACATCTACAATAGTAGAAGTTTTCACCCAATCAGTGCTAGTTAAATCCGATGTTGAATTTTGTACAGACACTTCCACAGTTGCTGTATCTACATTGGCATTAGGGATAATAAGAGGTCCAGAAACATTGTCAGAACCAATAAGGAAACTATTGGACAAGTATACACCTTCAATCAATTCTACATCAGTGAACACAAACTTGTTTTCATTATTCACTGTAGCAGTTTGAGATTCATTAACATTGAACGTATAAGAGGTTCCGTTTATCGTGGCGTTGAATTTTACAGCAGGTGTAATAGAAAGGGTGCTTCCAACTGTGACATCTTTTGTTACAGAAAGGTCTACACGAGCTTTTGCTGAGGTTGTGGAACGTGGACTATATCCCAACATTTTTGCCAAAGAAACCACAGATGTTCTCTTAATAGCAGTATCAATGAACATTTCATTGGCTTGTAAATTAGCAAGAACAGCATTATAATGTGTATTGTAAGCCAACACATCTAATAGAAGGCTCAAAGCTGAACCTGTGAAGTCATAATCTGTGAACTCAGGTTGAGCTGCTAGATATGTTCGTAAATTATTTTTAATGGTATCAAAATCTAATTCTGTAACGTTAAGTTCTGCCATTATCGTAATCTCTCTAATGTGACTGTTAGTGATGTAGGTTGATTCACACCTAATACTGTGAAGTAAATGGATACTTCATAACTGTTTTCTTCTTCTAAAGGAACTACATCAACTAAATCTAAACTTACACGAGGTTCATAGGTTTCAATGGTGTTTTCTATACTTCGTTTCAATGTTTGAGTCGTGATAGGATCAATAGGCTCAAACAATAAACCTTGAATCTTAGAACCCACTTCAGGTTGAAACAACCTTTCTCCCATGTTGGTGAACAACAATGTTTTCAAAGATTGTTTCACAGAATTCACATCAATTTTTTTCAACACATCCTGTGTTTCTGGATGTGCTGAAAATGTGATGTCCAAATCTTTGTATAGTTTGTTAGGAGAAAGAATAGGCATTTTTATTGAATATTTATATGGTTACTTTAGACGTTACCAAGATTTAACAATGCGCCACGGCCCCCAGAAGCATATCTGTGATTCATGAATGTTCCAAATGTGTTTCTACAGCCATTTCTGTTAAATGTGACGTGGATCCATGGCATTCTGCTGCCTGTGGTCTTGTATTCCAAGAGTAATTGGTCAAAATTCACATTGGCTTTAATCCATTGAGCCACTTCGTAGTATTTGTCTTTGCTGAATCCCGGGAACTGCAAGTCGGCTGCTTGTCCATATAAGTGTTGAGAATTCAAAGCACCACCCTCAGGAACAAAGTCTCGGA